CTTGCTGATGCAAGAATACCAAACCTGAATGCAAGTAAGATTACTGCTGGAACCCTTGCTGATGCAAGAATACCAAACCTGAATGCAAGTAAGATTACTGCTGGAACCCTTGCTGATGCAAGATTAACGAATACAAGTCTCTTTGTAACGGGAATGATTATGTTGTGGTATGGCAGTGTAGCGAGCATACCAAGTGGATGGGTATTGTGTGATGGTAATAATAACACACCTGATTTGAGAAATCGTTTTGTTGTCGGTGCTGGTACTGGTGGTAATTATTCTCCGGATGATACCGGTGGTGCAAATAATCGCACAGTTACTATTTCTGGTTCTGACACTGTAAACATTTCTGGGTCTGATACTGTAAACATAACTGGATCTGATACTGTGAACATATCAATCAGTGGAACCACAAGTTTTGAGAGTTTAGCGAGTGGAGCAAATCATGTATCTACAGGTGCTTTAAATAGAAGACACACTCATACCTTTAGTGGGTCTGGTTCTGATACTGTGACCATTTCTGGTTCTGATACTGTAAATATATCTGGATCTGACACTGTAAACATTTCTGGTTCTGATACCTTCGATAATAGACCACCATATTATGCCCTTTGCTATATTATGAAAACCTAAAATAAATAGTTAAAAATTTTTATGTCTACACAAACAATTGATTATGATGGGCAGATTGTTCCTCCCAGATATACTACAGATGAACGAGTCGGACTTACAACTGAAACTGGTTCAGTAATATTTAATATCACGACAAGTAAGATGGAGTATTATAATGGTTCAACTTGGGTAGAATTTTAAGTAGACCATAATTATGCCTTTTTCTATATCATTTAAACCTAAAATGTACATAGGTTGACAAAAATACCTATATATGCTAGGATATTAAAAAATCGAGGTCTTTCATGAACGATGCATCAGTAGTAAAGACGATAGTAGACATCTGCTCAAGGTCTTTTAAAATAGTAAGTGACGAGGGACATATACAACTGGTGCAATGTCAATCTGTAAATGAATTTATGGATGTTCTAGAAGTATGTCATGAATTTATGGACGATGATCAACTAGTTTATTCTGAGATAATAACGAAACCAAAAAGATCTAGAAAAACAAGAAAAAGGAAAAAAGAGAAAGAAACTGAATAAATAGTCAAAAAGATATGAAAAGGTTTCAAGAGTTTACTGAAAATGTAGATAGAGTTGCTGCGTTAAAAGCGAAGCAGAGGGCCACTGTTGATAAATTTAAGTCTGGTAATGAACCTGCACCGAAACAAACACCTGAAAGAAAAGTTCATTCTGGAGATGTTGATACTGAGAATTTAATTGCTAAAAAACAAGCGAAAGCAAAAGCAATGGCAAGAAAAGCAGAAATCCGTTCTGAAATCCAGAGAGAGAAACAGGATAAATAGATCATAGACATATTTTGTACATAAGCGATGCCACTTAATAAGTTAGAGAATTTTATAAAGAACACTGAGGGTAGGATTCTCTATGTAAATCCAAATGACTTGGATGCAACAGATAGTATATCAAATCAAGGAAACTCTTTAGCACAACCGTTTAAAACGATTCAGAGAGCTTTATTGGAGTCTGCTAGATTTTCATATGTAGAAGGAAATAATAACGATTTAATTGAGAAGACAACAATATTACTATTTCCCGGAGATCATGTTATTGATAACAGACCCGGATTTGGTATCAAAGAAGTTGGTGGTGTCGCAAAGGCAGTGGCTCCTGACGGATCAGGATCAAACGGTGCACAGACAGATGCAATTGAAACTCTATCATTAAACTTGACCTCTAATTTTGATTTAACACAAGAAGATAATATTCTTTACAAATTTAATAGTATTAATGGTGGTGTTGTTGTACCTCGTGGAACCTCAATAGTTGGTCTTGATTTAAGAAAGACAAAAGTAAAACCAAAATATGTACCAAATCCATTTGATGACACTGTTGATAGATCTGCTATCTTTAGAATCACAGGTACTTGTTACTTCTGGCAATTTTCTATATTTGATGGAGATGAGTCTGGTTTAGTATTTACTGATAGTTCTGATTTTAGTGTTACTAATCGTTCTAAACCAACATTTTCACATCATAAACTTACATGTTTTGAATATGCAGACGGTGTAAATGTTGATGACCGTTTTAATTTAACAGATTTGGGTATATATTATAGTAAGTTATCAAATGCATTTAATAAAACTGCAAGATTTATTGACACTACCGATAGATTTCCTAGCAGCACAACAGGTTTCTCTCCACAAAGACCTGAATTTGAAATTGTTGGTGCATTTGGAGCAGATCCGATTAATATTGCATCAATTAGATCTGGTGATGGAACGACTCCAACTTCAATTATTACGGTTACAACAGCAGCAGATCATACTTTAACAACAGGTACACCAATTAAAATTAAGGGTGTCGATGATTTAAGATATAATTTGTCTACAAAAGTTCAGAGTGTCACAGGATTACGAACATTTACATATCTTTTACCATTTGTACCTGATGATTTAGCAGCATCACCTAGTACGTCTGCGGGTACGATTACAATTGAAACTGACACAGTTTCTGGTGCTTCACCTTACATCTTCAACATATCTCTTCGTTCAGTATATGGAATGAACGGTATGCATGCTGATGGTGATAAGGCAACTGGTTTTAAATCTATGGTTGTTGCTCAGTTTACTGCGATTTCTCTTCAGAAAGACGACCGTTGTTTTGTAAAGTATGATCAAGTTTCTAGAACTTACAAAGGTATTAATTTACCAACAACACCATCCACTGGCAGCGAATTATCTACATTATCTTCATCTCAAGATCCAACCAAAGTATTTCACTTAGATTCTGATGCAGTTTATCGAAAGGGAGATGAGACATTTCATATCAAATTGTCAAATGATGCGATTATGCAGATCGTGTCTGTGTTTGCAATTGGTTTTAATAAACATTTTACAGCAGAAACTGGTGCTGACGCATCAATTACAAACTCAAACTCAAACTTTGGTCAGTTTGCGATTGCATGTGATGGATTTAAAAAAGATGCATTTGGAAAAGATGATGCAGCATATATCACTCAAATCATTACACCTAAAGAGATTACATCTGCACAGACAAATGTAGACTGGCAGAGAATTGACGTTGCTAAAACCAAAACTGTTGGAATCACAAGTCATTTGTATCTTTTTGGTTTTGATACATTAGATAATGTTCCACCAACTGTTATTCAAGGATATCGTGTTGGTGCTGCATCTAGTGATCGATTATTTGTTGATTTTACAAATGCAAACGTAGGAACTGGTGTGCGAGAAGCGACAATTCGCATGATGGATATTGCTGTAGGATCAGGAACTACAGGTAACAATTCAAGTGTTAAATTATATAAAGTAACATCAGGCCCAACTAATAATACATTTACGATTGGTGAACATAAGTTAATTACAGGTGAAAAAGTTAGAATTATAAGTGACTCTGGTGATTTACCAGAAAATTTAGAAGAAAATACTGTATATTTTGCGATTGTTGTTGCTGGATCACCAAGCAATCAGATTAAATTAGCATCATCTAAAACAAATGCTGATAATAATGTTCCATTAATTGTGTATGGTGGAACTAAACTTAAAATAGAAAGTCGTGTATCAGATAAGGCTGCTGGCGATGTTGGATCACCACTTCAATTTGATGCGACTAACTCTAACTGGTTTCTAAAAACAAATAATAATAGTGAAATATTTCAAACTATCAATACACAAGGGACATCAGGATTAGGTGCAAATACACCTGTATCATTTATTCAGAGAACTCCTGATGAAAGATCACTTGACGAGAAAATTTATAAGATTCGAGTTGTCGTACCAAAAGAGAGTGATAATGCAAAAAATCCGGAAGAAGGATTTATTGTGCAAGAGTCAAGCACAACCGGTATTCGATCTGATTTATCAGTAACTTTACAGAATATTGATGGTAATGACTATGATTATAAAAGAAACTATAGATTTATAAGTACTTGTTCTGAAGCATCTGATATTGTAACGATGGTATCAGTTGCACCTCATGATTTGAAAGTGGGTGAAAGAATTTTTGTTAGAAACTGTACTGATGATGATGCAAATGGAACATCAACAGGAGTATTCGATAAAGGTTACACTGGATCATTTACTGTTGCATCAATTGTAGATGATAAAACCTTTACATATAATGCTCAAGATACTAGTGGTGTAGTGCACTCAATTGGTAATTTTACAAACGTTGTCACTACAGATGCATCAAGAACTACTACACTTCCAAGATTTGAAAGAAATGACTTGAAGAGCAATTTCTATATCTACAGAAATGAAACGATTAGTCCATACATAAAGGATACTCAAGATGGTATCTATCATTTATTTGTTCTTCATGCTGATAATGCTATTACTGAAGAGTTTACTGATCTTAAATATGGACAAAATGTTGTTGATTTATATCCACAATTAGATCGAGATAATAATCATTCAAATCCACCAGCATCTGTCTCATTTGCAAAAAGAGAACCAATCGGTGATGTCGCAACAGATGATTTAAGAAAAAGTATTACTAGAGAAACAACCGATAAACTAATTAAAGATTTTGGTTATGGAAGAAGAGTTACAGGTGTAACAACTTACTTCTCTGGTGGTAATGTAGGTCTTGCAACGATCACATTTGATCGACCTCATGGATTTGGTGCTGTTAAATTTAGAAATTCAATAAGTGTTGGTGGAGCAAACCTTACAAATGGAACATTTCATGGTATAAAATTATTCAACTCTGATGGATCCACATGGGATGGTGCGAGAGCATCTGTTGTGATTTCTGGTGGACAAGTTGGTGTTGTTACAATTACTGAGGGTGGATCTGGATATGGTGCAGAAACTCTTGTTATTGACAGGCAATTCATTGGAGGTAATTCTGCGACTGCTGCACAAATAACTGTTACAAACGTACATGGTTCATCTGGTATTTCAACAAACATTGGAGATTCTATTCAATTAACAGGTGTTGGTACTGCAACTGATGGATTATATCGAATTGCGACTATACCATCTACCACACAAATATCAGTCGCACTGACTGCAACATCACCAAGACCTCAAATTGATCAATATGCTATCAATGTAGGGCCATCTGCTGAAATAGCAAGTGAATCATTCTCTGTTGACACAACCACATTTACAACAGTGCTTGGTCATGGTTTGATTAGTGGACAAAAATTCAAAGTATTAGATGCGAATAATCAAGATTTAGGATCATTTTTTGTAAAAACAAAAGTATCTGCAACATCATTTACTGCTGTTACATCAATTGATCTTGGCACTCCAAAATTCATTCTTCCAGATGGAGTTGCATCTGCAACACCACTTTCTGATAAGGAAAATGAGAATGTTGGTTCAAGAGGATTAAGTTTTTATGATGGTGATTATTTCTTCTTAGGTGCAAACGCAACTAACTCTACAACAATTACTGTTTCATTACCAAACAATGGTAATAACGATTCTGCTGCGATTAGATCAAGATTCCCAATTGGATCTTATCTACAAGCTGGTGATGAGATTATGAGAGTCAAGAGCACCTCTGTATCTGGTTCAGATCAAATACAAGTTATCAGATCAGCACTTGGAACTCCACAACAAAATCATGTATCTGGTGATATTGTAAGAAAAATTAAACCAAAAGCAATTGAATTACGCAGACCATCTATCATTCGTGCATCTGGTCACACATTTGAATATCTTGGATTCGGGCCCGGTAACTACTCAACTGCACTCCCACAGGTTCAGGTCAGAACATTATCAGAGCGTGAAGAGTTCTTAGTACAGTCACAAGAAAGATCATGTGGTACTGTTGTATACACAGGTATGAACAACAGAGGTGACTTCTTCATTGGTAATAAGAGAGTTAGTTCTGCAACAGGTCAGGAGAGAACATTCGATGCACCAATCGCAACTGTAACGGGTGAAGATCCTTCAAGATTGTCTGTTATCTTTGATGAAGTAATTATCAAAGAAAGATTAGTTGTTGAGGGCGGTAAATCAAATACAATTCTTACACAGTTTGATGGCCCTGTTACATTTAACAAGTTAGTCAAGGTTAATGAAGATCTAACTGTTAACGGTATTATGAAATTAAATAATACCTTTGAGATTACAAATACAACTCAATCAAATAATAAGGATACAGGTGCTCTAGTTATTGAGGGTGGACTTGGTATTGAGAAGAACCTTAATGTCGGTGAGATGTTAAAGGTATCTGGTGTATCTACAGTCGGAAGTCTTGGTGTTACAACTAACTTTACTGTCGGTGGTATATCAACATTTACAGGTGAAGTTAACTTTAGTGGTGGACTTGATGTTCGCAACATTGATATTGGTATTGCAGACGCACAAACAATAAACACTGATAGTGGAGACTTGGTTCTTGATTCTGCATCAAACACAGTTCAGGTCAATGCAAACTTATCTGTTGGTCAAAATATTGCTGGTAGTTTCTTAGATATTGATAATGTAAACATTGATGGTAATACAATTACTACACAGTCAGGTGATTTAATTCTTGATGGTGCTACTAATAAAGTTGACATTCCCGCAAACTGTGAAGTTGATGGACTTAAATTTGGTGGTGTTGCAGAAATTTATACAAGTGTTGACACAGACTTATCATCAGTATCATCCAATCATGACACTCTTGCATCTGCGAAATCGATTGCTGCTAAAATCGCTGCGATTGATACAACACTTACAGTTGGTGCTGATTCTGGGTCAAATGATAACATAATAGTTGGAACTGATACTCTTAACTTTGCTGGAACAACAAATGAGATTGAGACAACAGTTACCAATAATCAAATTCAAATCGGATTACCAAATAATGTAACTATCGATCAAAACTTGACAGTCAATGGAAGCACAACTCTTGGTGACAACACACTTGATACGATTACTGTAACTGGTAGATTTAATAGTTCATTAGCTCCGTCTGCTGATGATACTCATGACTTAGGTACTACTACTAGGCAATGGCGTGACTTATTTATAGACGGAACTGCAAACATTGACTCCTTATCCGCTGATACTGCTGATATCAATGGAGGAACAATTGACAATGTAACAATTGGTGGTAACTCCGCTGGTAATGGTACATTTACCAGACTTGATGTTGACAATATAAGACTTGATTCTAATACAATTACAACGACATCTGGTGATTTGACTATCGAAGCAGCAGGTGGAGACATCATCATTAATGATAATGTTGATCTAAACGGAACTCTTGATCTTGATGGTTCATTTACTGCTGACAACGTAAGAATTAATGGTAATAAGATTGACACTACATCTGGTAAATTGGAATTAGATTCTGATAGTAATGAAGTTGAAATCAATGCTAATATTGATCATAATGGTGATTTAAATACATCAGGTTCTATTACAGGTGACTCTGGTTCATTTACAAATGACGTTGTAGCATTTACTTCTGATATTAGGTTAAAGACTGATATTGAACCAATTCAAAATGCACTTGATAAAGTTCAAAGTTTAAATGGATTTACCTATAAACATAATGAGATAGCAGGGGAATTAGGTCTTAACACAGAAACTAGATATGCTGGTATATCTGCACAAGACTTACAAGAAGTTCTACCTGAAGCAGTGAAAAATGCTCCAGCAAGTGATGAATATCTAACAGTTCAGTATGAAAAAGTTGTACCACTTTTAATTGAAGCGATCAAAGAACTTAAATCAGAAATCGAAGAACTTAAAAAATGACACTACCATCATCAGGATCAATAAGTATGAGTCAAATAGCCAATGAATTTGGTTATACTGACAGTCCTCGAACAAAATTAGGAGACTATCGCACTCTCGCAAATGGATCTAATTATCCACAATCTATTGGTGCATTGTCTTTCAGTTCAATTGATGGTGGTGGATCTGTTGCCACAGGTACAAATTCAATAAGTATGAGTCAATTTAGAGGTACACGACTTCAACAGGTTGTCAATTTCTGGTCATCAGGTGCTGGTGGGTTTAGATTAAATGCGAAGTCTAGATATAATAATAATGGAATGGTTGGTAGTAATAATCAAGTTGCAGTTGTCGGTGGTTATCGAACAAGACCATCTAATTCAAGCGGAACAAAAGTACATATTCATGTAAATCAAGCGATTGGATCTGAAAGATTTGACCCAGATCATTGTGCATTAAGAACTGGATCATGGGATGGTAGCACAACATTACAAGTCGATGTCGGTGGTTCAGGAAGAATTCAAGGTGCTGGTGGATTTGGTGGTAATGGAGCAAATGGAGCAACCAATGGTAGTCAGGGTGGTACAGGTACAAGTGGATTAGGTGTGGAATATTCTCCTACTCAAGTTAACATCACATCAGGTGGAATTATTTCTGGTGGATTTGGTGGAGGAGGAGGTGGCGGTGGTGCGCATGACCACGATCACAAATCTGAAAGAACTGCTTCTGGAAGTGGAGGTGGTGGAGGTGCAGGACTACCAGTGGGTCAAGGTGGAACTGGGCCAAATAATGGAACAAATGCTAATAATGGTTCTGCTGCTACAAATGGAGAACTAGCAGGAGAAGGTGGTGGTGGAACAAATAATGGCGGGGAAGCATATGGTGGAACTGGTGGTGATGGAGGATCACCGAATGAAGCAGCAGATAATGGAGCTAATGGATCAGGTGGAGAAGGATCAGGCGGTGGAGGTGGAGCCGGTGGTGGAAATGGTGCTGCAATAAGAAGAACAAATAATGGTATAACAGTAAATATATCTGATCCAACAAATGCATTGAACGGTAGGGGATCAACAACTGCTACGACTGTGCAATAAATAAAATCTGTGTTATAATATAATTACGAGATTTTATTCATGGCATTTGAGACTGATTTAATTAGAAGATATACTGGTGCTTTCACAAAAGATGATTGTGAAAAGATTATTCATGGTGTAAAATTTTTTGAAGATAATCACCTTCTGTTCTATGATAAAGAGATACTAGACAGACAAGATCATAAAGTGATAAATGTCACTCATGAATATGACTTTTCGATGTCGAGTCGAATATGTGAAGAAATGTTCCCTAAATTAAAACCTTGTGTGGATGAATATCTCAAGGCATTTAGTATTTTAGGACAAAGAAAATTTTTAATACATGATCTTAAACTCAAGGAGATTCCCGCAGGTGGAGGATTTCATGCTTGGCATTATGAGAGTGGTGCATTATCAGTTGCAGCAAGACAATTTGTAATTCAAGTTTATCTAAATGATGACTTTGATGGTGGAGAGACAGAATTTTTATATCAACAAAGAAGAGAACAGGCAGTTACGGGAGATGTTCTTATATTTCCAGCATCATACACTCACACCCATCGTGGAAATCCACCATTGGGTGGTTCTAAATACCTAGCAACATCATGGGGCATCATTCAAAATGATAATATATAAAATTACAGATTATTTTCCAGAGACAAATCAAATTTCAGTTAGTTTTTGTAATTTAAAATCAAGAAAACCGATTGATGATTATAAATCTTATGGAGTTAATTGTGATGATTTAGATATGTTTGATGTTGACAGTTTTTCGGAGAGTTTAGCAAACAAAAGTGGTGTGCGAAGAATTGAAAAGCAAGAAAGTAAACTTGAGACGATAGAGGAAAATATACCAAGTAACGTACATGGAGATTTCCAGATACAAGATTTAGTGGGTAAAGTGATATGTGTAAAAAGATATAATCGTAAAATTAAAATACTACATATGAAGAGAATTGAATTATGATTCAAAAATTCATAAAAAAGTGTGAAGAATTTGTCTTATGTGGTGGATATGGAGAGGCAGATGGAATTTTTACAGACGGTTTCCCAGATAATCATGCAATCTATCATATAATAATTAAAGGTAGTGTTAAAATGGGTAGACCATTTGAACCTAATTATATTTCATTAGATGCTTACTCTAACAATTTTGTAAATGTAAAAGATTATCTTTATAGTCAAAGAGTTTATACATCTTCGAGTTCTTATCACATGTATGGATTTAACGCTATAGATATAAAACAGGATTGGGATGGAAAGTTGATTAAAGAATCCTTCGTGGGTGATGATAAAAGTTGGTTAATTTGTTTTGATGGAAATCCAATTATTAATGGTATCAAACTTAAACCAATGGATTATGCCAAATTGAATCACAAACAATATAATGTATCTTTGAATGATGCTGTGGTTGGGGTATTTACAAAAATATGATTACTAGATCTGACTTTGACATCCTATTAAAGTGGGCAAAATCTACGAGATTTCCTCTAAGAAGAGAGGGTATTACTTCAAAATATATGAAGTATGACCCCTCTGTATGTTATCTTAAGTTTGGAAAAAATAAAAAAATATATCGAGATAAATTAATAACTGATGAGGTAAAAAATATAATAAATGATGATAAAATTTTTGGTGTTGCTTTTATTACATATCCACCAAAATTAGAAGCAAAACCACATAAAGACTTTAATTTATGGGGAAAAGAATTTAGAAGAATACAACTTCCATTAAAAATTCCTACTGGGAAAAAATGTTACATAGAGTGGTTAGATACAAAAGAAATAGTATATTGGGAACAAAGTAAAATTGAAATTTTTAATGTTGAAAAATTACATCAAGGTGCAAACGATTCAGATGAAAGCATGGAATTTTTGTACATTGATGTTGACCCTGAGATCGAGGTGGAACTATGAATATACAGATAGATGTTATAGATAATTTCTTTGATGAGGAAATACATGACGAAATATACTATCAGATACGAGATTCTAAATGGTCATTTAATGGAGGTAGTTTAAAAAATCCAATTTGGCATGCCGATAATTTAGAACAGGATAAATTTTTTAGTGATTATATACAAGAATTAATTAAAGACAGATTTAATTTAATTAATGCAAAGTGTATGAGAATATATGCGAATGGACAGACGGGTGGTATGAATGGAGATCCACACATAGATGATGGACACCTAACTTTTTTATATTTTGCAAACAAAATTTGGGATGTTGAGTGGGATGGACACCTTGCCTTTTTAAATAGAGCAGGTAAAATGTACAATGGAGACGAATTTGGTAATGCAGATCAATCATGGTATGATTGGGATTATACACCAGACGTTGAGGATGAAATTGAAAAAGTAGTTACATACAAACCGAATAGAGGAGTACTCTTTCCCTCTAATCTTGTTCACTATGCGATGGCTCCCCATACATTTTTTAAAGGTATGAGAATCTCACTTGCATACAAATTCTTTTTATATTAATGGAAACACTAGATACAGATTTATACAGAGATCCATTTCCACACATGATTGTAAAAAACTTTTACAATGATAGTGAGTTGAAGTTAATATGGGAGGAACTAGATTTTTATACTAAACCTGATAAGTTATTAGATGCAAAATATTATGGTGGTGTGGTATCTCATACTAATTCAAAAGCATTATGGTTAGATAAAGTTTATAGAGATAAATATCGAAGTCTATCTAATATATTAACTGTTAATCGAAAAGTATTTGATTCAGCAATTCTTGACGCATTTTCGTCTATTCATGATTGTTGTTCAATCGCAAGACATTCAAATAATGATCAAACAAAGATAAGATATTATCATAACGGTGATTACTATGAACCACATACAGATAAAACTGTTCAATTTTTAGGTTTTTCATATTTTTTTAGAGAACCTAAAAAGTTTGAAGGAGGTGAACTTGTGTTTCCTAAATATGATTACACATTTAGTTGTGACAATAATTCATTAATCATGATGCCCGGCTGGGTAGAACATGGAGTCTCTAAAGTATCAATCAAAGATTCAGATTATTATGATGGGTATGGAAGATATGCTATTACGAGTTTCTTTAGTAATAAAGATAAGAAAGAAACTGAATAAATAACTAAAAATCTTATTATAAATGGCTGATATAAGAAAGACCTTTAATTTCAGAGATGGGGTACAAGTAGACGATGAAGTTCTAGTTGTTAGAGGCAATCGTGTGGGTTTGGGTACTACGAGTCCAGATCAATTATTAGACGTAAGAGGAAATGCAAATATAACAGGAGTCACATCTACAGTAAACTTTAATGTAACTGGTGTTGGTACATTTAATCAAGTTAAAGTTGGTAACAATATTATTCTAGATGCGACAAGTGGTGTGATGACCGCAACCACATTTAAGGGAGATGGATCATCATTATCAAATATACCCACATCACAATGGGTAGATGTAAATTTGGGTGCTGGTGTTACATCAATATACAATGATGGAAGTGTGGGTGTGGGGACTACCAACCCAGCCAATCCTTTCCAAGTGGGTGGAAATCCAAATAATGGTATAGGTGTCGGAATAAGTACATCAGGTAATATAAAGGCATCTGGTATCATCACAGCGACCACATTTTCAGGTTCTTTTTCAGGCGATCTTACAGGAAATGTTGTCGGGGATGTCACAGGTACAGCAACCACAGCGACACTTGCAAACACAGCGACACTTGCAGTTAACGCACAAGGACTTACAGGAAATCCAAGCGTAAGCGTAACCAATGTCAATGCTTCAGGTGTTGGAACTTTTCCAACTTTGGTGACGACTGATTTAAATACAGTCACCTTGAAGGGTTATAACTCACTTAGAGCCCCACATGGTACAACAACTACGATTGTTGTGACAGTTGCAGCAAAGGTAAGTGGACAACATAGGTATCATGGTTCAGGTAGTGCTAACGGATTTGTTTTAGATGGAGTTCAAGCACCTTATCTTACACTCACACCCGGCCGTACCTATCGTTTTGATGTATCTGACGGAACAAATGCAGGGCATCCATTAAGATTTTTTTATGATGTAGATAAGACAACACCATATACTACAGGAGTGACTGCTTCAGGTAATGCAGGTGTATCAGGTAGTTATGTTGATTTGGTTGTTTCAGACACAACACCAAGTGTATTACATTATCAATGTCAGACTCATGACAAGATGGGTAACTCAGTTCAAACTGGGTCAAATATTTTAGATACAGAACATGATTCAACAGTGCGAGGTACGTTTACTGCTACCACATTTAGTGGAAACTTAACTGGAACTGCTGTAACTTCAACAACTTTCTTTGGAAATCTTACTGGAACTGCTGTAACTGCTACAACATTTACAGGAGCATTAGTTGGTGGAGTCACAGGCAATGTGCAAGGAAATCTTACAGGTAACGTAACTGGTAATGTCACAGGATTGATCAACTCAGTTGGTGTTTCAACAATTACGAGATTATCCACAACAAATATATCTGCCACTGGTGTTTCTACATTTACTGATATTGATATTAGTGGAACAGCAGACTTACCAAATGTTTATACATCAGGTATCGGAACATTTACGAGATCATTTGCGACTAATTTAAATGTCTCAGGTGTCTCAACATTTGGAAATAATATTGTAGCGAATGGAAACTTAGATTTAGCAGGGAATATTGATGTAGATGGTATGACAGAACTTGATGATGTTAATGTATCATCAGCTGCTACAATATTTACAGCACAAATATCAAGATTAAATATCTCAGGTATCACAACATCCACAGGTGGATTTGTTGGTAACTTGACAGGAAATGTAACAGGAACTTCAGGAGGATTATCAGGCACACCAAACATCGTTGTCAATAATCTCAAGACATCAGGCATCACAACAGTTGGAGTATTAACAGCTACGAGTATTGGTATAGGTACTGACTCAGCAAATGCAAACTTACAAATCCATAATGCTTCAGGTGCATCATCTATTGTAGTTGGTCAGAACTCAGCAGTTGCAGATAATAATTTACAATTAAGATATGGTGGTGGAGCATCAGCATATAGCACTTCTGATTCAGTAGATTTGATTAATTATGGAGATGGAAACCTTAACTCATTTATAACTGGAACGAGTAATTTCAACTGGTTGAAAGGAAATTCAAATATCTTGATGTCTCTTACAGATTCAGGCAATTTAGGTATTGGTAAGACAGACCCTACTGATAGATTACATGTTCAAGGTAATGCCAGAATTACAGGTGTGACAACATTTACTGGAAATGTCACGATGTCTAACTTGACAGTTCCAATATTAAATATTGCTGACGTATCTGCAAACCTAATTGGTAATGTTAATTCTGCGGGTATATCAACATTCAGACTTATGCATATAAGTGGTACTGGAAATGGTATTGGTGTTGGTGGAACTGCAAGTGGAAACTTTATTAACGCTGGTAATACACCATTGAACACAACATTTGTAGGGTCTGGAACTACCAACACTAGTAGAATTTTCTCTAGAGAAGGTGCTTTAGGAGTTGGAACTGATAGATTTACAAACGTTGGAGGAGGGTCTGTACCATCATTAGAAGTGAGAGGTGCGACTATGATTCATGGTGGTTTCTTCAAAGTTGGTGGGAAATCATCCCCTGTAACAGCTCAAAATGCAAGATCATTAGTTGACTTTAGTGATACTATTAACACACATGATGCAACAACTTCTTTTGCACCATTGGCATATATGGTCGTGCCAAGAGGAACTACAGCACAGAGAAATGCACTTAGGGATGGAACTAATAATAGTGCAACTCTGATGACAGGTTCGATGTTCTATGATACTGATTTAAATAAATTATGTGTTTATGATAATGGTGGTTGGAAAGGAGTTACACTCGGAGCATTGTAAAGTAGAACACTTGACAATTATACATACCTTTGGTATGGTTGTCGGAGAGGCTGTATAAACTTTAAGGTGGATGCCAGACATTTTTAATGTTTTCCCATTGACGATATATGTTGATAAGGTAAACAACTACGAGATTTATAAAGAGGATTTTTACAAGTTATATCCGAAATATGATTATGTCGAGAATGAGAGATCGAATACTGTTAGTGAAGGACAGGTTGACCCACTCATACATCTCGAACCATCTTTGAATCCATTATTTACAGAGATCGCTGATCATGTAAGAAGTTATATACATGACACTCTGAAGTTTCGAGATATATTCAACATCACATTTACAAAGACATGGTTGTCTCGTATGAGAGATTGTAAAGAGATACCACTACACATTCATTCGACAAGTCATATTTCATTTGTATATTATTTGAACACCCCACCAAATTCACATAGACTTACGTTTCATAATCCACATTGCTCAAATAGTTTGTTCAAAACATCAACTTCTGATAAGGGCATTGCTGATATGAATATGGTAGAGGAATATAATTTACTGAACTCAAATACATTCTATCTGAACCCACAGGAGGGATGTGTGATTTTATTTCCGAGTAGTGTGTTGCATGGTACGGAGTCAGTAGTATCAGATTTCAAAGGTGAGAGGTTGGCGATAGTTGGTGACATTACATTAATATTGAAAGAAGAATATCTACACTTTACAAACGGATATGTAGATCAAAAGTATTGGAGACAGTTTTAAAACTGACACATAGACTTCCCATTGTGGTAGAAATTTGTTATAATGAATATATCTAAAGGATTTTGATGCAACTAAGACCCCACCAAGAGAAAGCAATTCAGGCAATGTCAAGACATGACAAAGGACAAGTAATTGTTCCTACTGGTGGTGGCAAGACTATTTGTATGATACATGATGCTATTGAGCAATTCAAGAGTGATAGACTCAAAACTATTGTGGTTGTTGCACCTCGTATTCTATTGGCAAATCAATTATGTGAAGAGTTCCTTGAGTTCATTGATGATGTTGATGTACTTCATGTTCATAGTGGCG